ATGAAAACTAATCCTAGATATGCAAACGGTAATTTAAGACGAAAGAATAGAGCACGACTAAAAGCGATGGGATGCCAATGCGGAATATGCAAAGGTAGACTTGGGCCAATACATTATGACGAACCGTCCAACTATATGTTTCCTTTATCGTTTGTTGTTGATGAAATAAAGCCTGTGTCTAAGTGGAAACAGTTTGGATACAGTAGCGCAAGAGAAGCAGCCGAGGATTGGAACAATCTACAAGCTGCACATTACGTTTGTAATCAACTAAAAAGTGACAAAATCGGCATAAATACAACGAATTTTGCACAAAAGAAACCAACCATAAAAGATGGTGAGTGGTAGTTTTCCACAATGGGTGGGGGAGTATCCCTCCCGTAAGGCGAGGCGACTCAGGGCCGTGAGCGCCGATTTACACACAGGGAAATTTTGAAAGGGGTAATTAGGTGGCAAAACTAAAAGGAATAACAAAGAAAAAATCACGGTTAGAAATGCTTAAAGCACTTGCTTTGGTTCTTGCTGATCAGATTGATTCTGGATTACCGCCTAAAGATTTAGGACCAATTGCAAAACAGTATCGAGAAACAATCAACGAGATAGAACAGATAGAAGGGATGACTGATAGTGATGATGAAATCAGTGAAATCTTGTCAACGAGAGAAGCTGATGGGAAGTCAGGAGCCGTCCGTTAGAATCGTTCCAGATTACGAATACTCAGATGGTGATGATGCTGTTAAGATTTTAAAGATTGGTAAGCTTCGCCCTGATCCGTGGCAAGAAAACGCAATGCTTGATTGGATGGGGCGTAACGAAGAAGAACTATGGTCTTCTTCTACATGTGGATTATCTGTTCCTAGACAGAATGGAAAAACACTAAATGTTTCTGGGAGAAGTGCAGCGGGCATGATTCTATTCGGTGAATGGGTAGTCTACACTGCTCATTTACAAAAAACTGCAACTGAGACATTTTTGGAATTACGAGGACTCTTTGAAAGTCCGAAATTAAGCAAATATGTACGAGAGATTAGAAATGCTTTAGGTAGAGAACAGATTATTTTAAAAAATGGCGGAAGGATAGTTTTTGTTGCTAGAACAAGAAATGGTGGTCGTGGTCTTCATGGCGACCTTTTAATTTTCGATGAAGCACAGGAACTGACAACGGAACAACAAGCTTCATTTCTTCCTGCACTTGCAGCAAGTAGAAATCCACAAACGATATATATCGGCACTCCACCGGATGAACATTGCGAAGGCACTGTCTTTAGAAAGATTCGAGATAAAGCAATTAGTGGAAAGAGCGACAACACATCCTGGTCTGAGTTCTCTGAGAAAGAAATAGGAGATGTGAACGATAGAAGCAGATGGTACAGAACGAATCCGGCACTTGGAAGACGAATCTTAGAAAGCACAATTGCTTCTGAATGTGAGCAAATGGATCCAGACACTTTTGCACGTGAACGATTAGGATGGTGGTCTCCTATTTTAGAAAATAAAGAAGAATATGCAATCGATAAAGATGCATGGAATAAATGTATTTCGGATGAAAGTAAGCCGGAAGGTAAAACGGCGTATGGAATTAAATTCTCAATTGATGGAACCGAGGTTTGCTTATGCGGTGCTGTGATTCCGGAAAGTGGTCCTGCAAGAATATCGCAAATTGAAAGAAAATCAACGTCACAAAGCACAAGGTGGCTGAGCGATTGGTTAAATGAACGTTATCACGATGCTTCTTGTGTAGTGATTGATGGGCGAAATGGTGTTGATTTATTGGTTGATAGAATCTCTGAAACGTGGAGATTAAAGTCGTCAATAATCAGGCCAAATGCAAAGGATATGATTTCGGCAGCAACTCTATTAATTGATAGTGTTAACGAAAATAGTCTTACGTGGTATCGATACCAGGAAGATTTAAATGATAGTGCTATAAATTCTACTAAGCGTTCTATTGGTGGAGGATATGGCTTTGGTGGTAGTAATTCAATCCCTATTGAGGCATGTGCGTTAGCGTTATGGGGAGCAAAAACAAGTAAACGAGATCCAAAACGCAAAATGCGAATTGGTTAGGAGGGAAAATGAATTTCACATTAGGAATTGGGAAAATATATGGTCTGCCAGCTGTTGAAGAGGTAAAGCTAAGAAAATTAATTAAACTTTGGGATAATCATAAAAGTAGCAATGATAAGAAGAACCGATATTACGGTGGGCATGTTAGATTATCTGATGTCAATTTGGGAATTGCACTTCCAAATGGGTTAAATAGTCTTGAAATCGGATGCGAATGGGGAGCAAAGACAGTTGATGTGTTAGCTGCACGTTCTATGTTTGACGGCTTTGTTAGTTCAAACGGAAAAAACAATGACTTATTACAGAAGATAATGAGTGATAATCGTTTGATATCCGAATACATGAAGGCATGTAAAGACCAACTTAAATATGGATGCACATTCGCTACATTATCAGCAGATGAGGATATTGGTTGCAAAATTCGCTTTCACTCACCATTGACTGCTTCTGCAATATGGAATGGAGAAAAGGGAAGAATTGATTGTGGACTTGCTATTATCGATACAAAAATTGATAACAAGGACCAAACATATAAACCTTCACATGTAAATTTATATACAGATACTGATGTTTGGGAGCTTACTAAAATTGCAGACTCTAATGAATGGAAGGCAGAGAAATTCCCACATATAATGGGTAGACCGCTGATGGAGCCTCTTATATGGAATGCGACAAGTGATAAGCCGTTTGGTAGATCAAGAATCAAAGAACCAGTTAGACGATTGATTGAAGGATATGTTAGAACGGTTGCCAACGCATCGATTGCATTAGAATTTTCTACAACTCCGCAGAAATATTTGCTGGGTATAACAGATGAGCAATATGATGCATTGATAAATGAAAAGTTCAAAACATATGTTGGTTCAATCATTGCTGGAACAACAAATCCTGACACTGGTCAAACTCCTGAATTTGGACAACTTTCACAAGGGACATTAGAACCGCACGTTCAAATGTTACGCATGCTGGCAACACAATTTAGTGCTGCAACTGGATTGACAGTCACTGATACAGGCGTTGTAAATGATGCTAATCCTACATCAAGTGATGCGATTCTTGCACAATCTCAAACGCTTGTTTTACTTGCGGAGCAATTAAATACGACTAATAGTGATTCTCTAAAGGTTATTGCTAGAATGGCGCAAGCTATAGTCCGTGGAGTAGAACTAGATAAGCTGACAGATGAAGAAGAAAGTATTGTTCCACATTTTAAAAATCCAGCAATGCCATCTGTATCTGTTACAGCAGATGCAGCTGTAAAAATTGCAAGTGTTCGCCCGAACTTTAGTCAAACAGATACATTCTTGGAAATGGTTGGTTTTGATCAGGCAGACATCCGCAGAATTAATGCACAGGAGCAGCGCTCTAGAGGCACTCAAGTGTTGAGTGAAGAATTCAATGCAGATATCAGCGAATGATTGGCAGAAATACGTTAGTAAGCTGTCTGCAATCAATACAAAAGCTGGAGAATTATTGCAAACGTACATTGATAAACATGGATTAAATGATATTGAGTCGGTAATAACATATGCACATGCTCTCGTAACAAAATATGGTGAAGCTGGTTCTGAATTAGCATGTCAAATGTATGATGCGTTAGCTGAGGCACAAGGGGCATACGTTAATCCTGCTGAGCCTGCAACAATTGCAAATCGTCATGAAGTTGCTGGTGCACTTTTAAAAACGCAAGGAACGCTGAACATGATACCGGCAATAGAGAGACTGGTTAAGACGGCGGCTTCTGATACGATGCTAAAAAATGCGAAACGTGATAACGCAGAGTGGGCGTGGGTTTCACATGGTGATACTTGCGCTTTTTGTATGCATTTATCATCTTTGGGGTGGATGCCTGCTAGTAAAGCAATTCTAAGAGGTGAGCATGCTGAACATATTCATGCCAACTGTGATTGTGAGTTTGCGATACGTTTTGATGGAAAAAGTACGGTTGAAGGTTATAGTCCGCAGAAATTCAAAAAAATATTTGATAATGCTGAGGGAAATACCTTAAAGGACAAAATCAACGCAATTAGAAGAGAGCAATCTGCAAGGAACTATCAGAAAATCATTTATTCTAATGGACACAGTGTATATTTGAGCAAAGATGAATACAGGGCTGTAAATCGTTATATAAGTTCAGAATCTTATACACTTAATGAAGCATTGCGTACTCAAGCACAACTTTCGAATGAGCAAAAGAAAATGGTTTCTGACTTGGATTCTGTAATAGAAAAGTTACCAAAATTTAATGGTAATGTAACAAGATCACTTATGTTTCCGGACGATGAATCAGCGAGAAAATTTATTTCATCATTAAATAGCACAGATGTAGTTAATTTCAAACAATACATAAGTGCAACGACATCAAGTGAATTGTATAATGAAGGTGGCCAAGTTCAAATTGCTTTCGTTAATACAAAATCTTGCGCAGATTTAACACCACTAAATCAAGGGGAGATGGAAGTCTTATTTGGACGCGGTGCAAAATTCGAACTCAAGGAATGTGAAGAACAATTTGGTAAATTTTGGCTTGTTATGGAGGAGAGCAAATCATGAAGGACTCTAATTTTATAAAAAATGACAAAAGAAGATTTAGTACACCACTAACAGCGTATCCTACTGGTGAAAAATGCGCCCCGCCAACTTTGAAAGAAAAAGAAGAATCAAAAAAAATCATAGAACAGATGATTGGTTCAATAATGAAAAGAACTAAAGACGGTAACTAAGCACGGAAAACCCGTGCTTTTATTATGGCAACTCGTGCCTTAAACGAGGATGGAGGAAAAAATGAACGAAACTGTAGAACAGGGAAACGTCACTGTGGATGAAACACAGGAAAACAATGCTACTGTGAGCACAGAAAATACACAGGAAAAAACAGCACGTACTTTTACTCAACAAGAAGTGGATGATATCGTTTTGAAACGATTGAATAAAGAACGTGCAAAATTTGCGGATTACGAAGATTTAAAAGCAAAAGTAACAGATATTGATGTCTATAGAGAAAAGGCAGAAAAGACTGATGCACTGCAGGCACAGTTAGAGGCTATTACAAAAGCAAATGAAGTCAGAGATATTCGCGAAAAAGTGGCATCTGATACTAAGGTGCCGGCAAACTTATTAACTGGATTAACCGAGGAAGCATGTTTAGAACAAGCACAAGCAATTCTTGCATTTGCAAAGACAAATGGCTATCCAAGAGTTAAAGATTCTGGAGAATTGCAAAATATACCAACTGGTTCCACTAAACAACAGTTTGCAAATTGGTTCAACGAAACAATAAATAAATAAAAGGAGAAAAAATTATGGCAGAAGGAATCAATACAACAACAATCAAATTACCATCTTCAGTTTCATCTGATATTATTCAGAAATTGCAAGAAAACTCAGCAGTAATGCGTTTAGCACGTAAGATCGACTTACCAGGCAATGGTGTAACTATTCCTATTATTACTGGTGATCCAGAAGCTGCATGGGTAGCAGAAACAGATAAGAAGAAAGTTTCAAAGCCAGGATTAGCAACAAAGCTAATGAGTGCATACACATTAGCCGTTATCGTTCCATTCTCAAATCAATTTAAGCGTAATGCTGAGGCTTTATATGAAGCGTTAGTAGACCGTCTACCTTTAGCGTTAGCACAGAAGTTTGATAACACAGTTTTTGGTGGTGTTGCTGCTCCTGGAGAAAACTTCGATACATTAGAAACTGCAACAGCACAAGATTTAAAGACAGATGTATATAAGGGCTTAGTTGCTGCGGATGCTGATATTGCTAGCCATGGTGGTATTACAAACGGATTTGTAGTATCTCCACAGATGAAGAGTGAATTATTACTCGCTGTAGATGCTAATAAGCGTCCATTATTTGTTAACTCTGCTGCTGATGGCGCTGTACCAATGCTATTAAGTGTTCCAACAGTTTCATCTAAGGGCGCATATGTAAATGGCACTCCAAAGACATTAGGATTTGCTGGCGACTGGACACAAGCTGTATATGGAACAGTAGAGGGTGTTCAGATTAGCATCTCTGATCAAGCAACATTAACAGATGGCAGTACAACAATCAATCTATGGCAGCAGAATATGTTTGCTGTACGTGCAGAAATCGAAATTGGTTTCCGTTGCGACAAGTCCGTATTCAATAAGTTGACAAAGAGTGCGTAATGAAAGCATTTATCAATAAAATCACTGGAACATTAATGTATGTTGATGATTCTAGAGTAGATGAATATATTGAGGCAGGTTATGAACCTGCCTCAGATACAAATGAAGATGAAACTGTTTCTGAGGTAGAAAAGAATACGGATACAGACGAAACAGAGGAAGATTCAAAGAAGACTGATAAGAAGTCAGGGAAGAAAGGAGCGTAAGGATGGCATACGCAGAGATAGTTGATGTAGAAAAAGGCTTTCGCACATTTGAAGAAAATGAAAAAGAGAAGGCAACAGCACTGATTGATGAAGCAGGTGTCATTATCGATGCGTATGCTCCTCATGCTTCAAAAGATGTAAAGAAAGTTGTTACATGTCGAATGGTCAGAAGAGCTATTGGGGATGGTCAAGAAACGCAAACGTTTCCGATGGGAGCAACTCAAGGTAGCATTGGAGCTTTGGGATATACTCAATCGTGGACATTGAATAATGGCTCTGTTGGAGAACTTTACCTAGCTAAAACAGAAAAGCAGTTACTAGGTATTGGAAATAAACTTGGTTCTCATAGTCCTTTGGAGAGTTTACTATGATGGTAGGAAAAACAATCATTCTCTATGATGATATAGAAAAAGGGAAGGACGAATTTGGTGAACCTATTGTCGAAAATACACCAATTGAAATTAGCAATGTTTTGATTGCACCAACATCTACAGAAGATGTTACGAATGCAGTTAATCTAACTGGCAGACGTGCTGTATACACACTTGCGATACCTAAGAGTGATACTCATGATTGGGAAAACAAGAAGGTGCGCTTTTTCGGAAAAGACTGGCGTACAATTGGGATTCCACAAGAGGGAATTCAATCACTTATTCCTCTATGCTGGAATAAGAAGGTACTGGTAGAGCGATATGAGTAAGGCACGCTTTAAACTGGATAGAAAAGGTGTAGGCGAACTACTTAAATCAACTGAGATGCAAAAGGTTCTACAAGAGCATGCTAGTCGTGTTCAAGGACAAATGGGTGAAGAATTTGAAACGTATATTGCAGGAACGCGTGCTGTTGTTGGCTCAAAAAGCCAAAAGGGTGATAAACAGGCGATGAAGGGAAATAAACTGCTTAAAGCGTTGGGAGGATCTAGAAGAAAATGATAGAGACAGTAATCTATACATATTTAAGCAAGAAGTTATCTGTTCCTGCATATATGTCAGAACCGAAAACTCCACCTGAAAAATATGTTCTTGTTGAGCGAACTGATGGTGATGATAGAGAAGTTCGTGAAGCAACAATTGCAATCAAGTCATATGGTGGAACACTATTAGAAGCTTGTAAGTTGAATGAAGAATTAAAGGATGCAATGAGAGAGATTGTTGAACTTAATGAAATTGCCAAATGCAAGTTAAATAGCGATTACAACTTTACAGATACAGAAACAAAAAGATTCCGCTATCAAGCGGTTTTTAATTTGGTTTATTACCAATAGTTAGGAGAATAATAAATGCCAAAAACAAAAAATGTTTCGGTGGCTAAGCCGAAAATCACTGGTGCAATTTACAGAGCACCACTAAAAACAGCATTACCAGCAGATGCAACTACCGCATTGAACGTAGCGTTTAAAGAACTTGGTTATGTTGGTGAAGATGGAGTTACAAACAATAACTCTGCTGATTCTGACAATATTAAGTCCTGGGGTGGTGCTGTTGTTGCGACAACACAAAAAGAAAAAAAGGATACATTCAAGTTTAAGTTAATTGAAGCATTAAATACGGATGTACTTGCTACTGTGTATGGTTCAGGAAATGTTTCAGGAACGCTAGCTACAGGAATTACGGTTTCTGCAAATGCAAAAGAACTAGACAGTGCTGAATATGTAATTGAAATCATCCTACGCAATGGTGTTGCAAAACGTATTGTCATTCCAGAAGGTAAAATCTCAGAAGTTGGAGAAATTACATATAAAGATGATGAGTTAATTGCATATGAAATAACAGTAACAGCATTACCAGATGATAACGGTAATACTCATTACGAATATATTAAGGAAACTGCTGCTTAAGGAGATTGATTATGGCAAAGACAATTAAGAAAACAATTGCTATTCAAAATGATGAAACTTTTAAAGGTGTAACAAGAACTGGTTTTAACTTTGCGATTCCAAAAGAAAACTTTAATGATGCAGAATTATTAGAAGTTCTAATGAAGGTGGATGATGGAGAAGAACACTACATCCTAAAGGCTGCGGGTATGCTTTTGGGTAAGGAACAAAAAGCATCTTTATATGATCATTGTCGTAATAAAAATGGTAAGGTTCCAGCAGATAAAGTGATTGCAGAAATCGAAGACATTTTTAAAACATGTAAAGAAGTAAAAAAATAATTGCCCTTGCCAGGATGATCAAAACAGACCGTGATGCGTGGCTCTGTGATTTAGCAGAAACATATCATATTTTAGATATTACAGGGTTGTCGATTTTAACATTGGCAACCCTTTCTTTTGGTTTAAGGGAGGATTCACGCATCAAGATGTTGCTTTCGGATTCGAATGTACAAGTGGATAAGTTAATGATGGCAATGATGATAGATAGATTGTCGTTACTATGGTGGGCCAAAACCAAAGATGGTTCAAAAGGTGTCAATCCACCAAGCATGCTAGTAGATAAATTGATGGGGACTAAGAATGATGAAGTTAATAGATTCTCGTCTATCGAAGAATTCAAATCTGAATGGAACAGAATAGCAGGAGGAGAAACGAATGAGTAATTTAGGCTCTGCGTTTGTGCAGATTGTACCTTCTGCGGAAGGTATTACGGGTTCGATTGCAAATGTGCTAGGTGCTGAAGCAGATAGCGCTGGTAAGGCTACTGGATCAAGACTGGTCGATACAATTAAAGGAGTTATTGTTGCGGCTGGAATTGGTAAAGCATTGATGGCATCCATCAATGAAGGTGCTGCACTGCAACAGTCTTTAGGTGGAATTGAAACACTTTATAAAGGCTCTGCTGACAGAATGAAGCAATATGCGAACGATGCTTTCGTAACTACTGGATTGAGCGCAAATGCATATATGGAAAATGTAACTGGCTTTAGTGCCAGTTTGCTATCGTCATTAAAGGGCGATACAGAAGCAGCTGCTGAAGCTGCTAATACAGCAATGATTGATATGGCTGATAACTCAAATAAAATGGGTACATCGATGGAATCTATCCAGATGGCTTATCAAGGATTTGCTAAACAAAACTACACCATGCTAGATAACCTAAAACTTGGATATGGTGGTACAAAGACTGAGATGGAACGTCTGTTAAAAGATGCGCAAAAGATAACTGGCGTTAAGTATGATATCAACAATCTAGCAGATGTATATTCTGCAATTCACGTTATCCAAAGCGAATTGGATATTACTGGTACAACGGCTAAAGAAGCAAGTACAACATTTACTGGTTCATTTGCTGCAATGAAGGCTGCAGCACTTAATGTTATTGGCGGTCTATCGCTAGGGCAGGATATTACACCGGCTTTAGAGGGGCTTGCATCAACTGTTGCAACATTCTTGTTTGGCAATTTTATACCAATGCTAACAAATGTATTAACTGGCCTGCCATCAATGGTTGTTACATTCCTTAAGACAGCAGGACCTATTTTTATTGAGAATGGGGCGCAGCTGGTCACGAATTTGATTGAAGGAATAGCGACTGGATATCCTGAGTTTATTGCTGGCTTTGCAGAGCTTTTGGAAAATATTCCTCCAGTTGTAGAATCGAACTTTCCAGCACTTATTGAAAATGGCGTTGCATTAATTTCAAATTTTGCAAATGGAATTATTCAAAAGATTCCTGATTTATTAAATGATTTTAACTACATTCTGATTGATATCTTTGCAATCATTACGGACTACCTACCAGTCATGTTAGAAGGTGGTGCAGATATTCTTCTGAACATCTTACAGGGGCTTGTCGATAATCTTCCACAATTAGTGGAAGGATTTAATACATTAATTGACTCAACTGTAATGTTTTTAAAAGATAACTTGCCTAAGTTCTTGGAAAAAGGTGTTGAAATCATCTTAAAATTAGCAAATGGTATTTTAAAGAATCTGCCTACTATTTTAGGTGCGATTGGCTCTATTATTGGTCATTTGATAAAAGCGATTGTAGAGAATCTTCCACAATTATTAGCACTAGGTTTTGAGTTAATAGGGAAGTTAGCAAAAGGTCTTCTTGAAGCACTACCAAATGTCTTATCTGCAATGGCTTCATTAGTTTCAAGCATATGGGATTCTGTAAGTGGTATTGATCTATGGTCGGCCGGTTCTGCAATTATTAACGGTTTCTTGGGTGGTTTGAAGTCCGCCTTTGAAGGTGTTAAGAACTTTGTTGGTGGAATTGCATCGTGGATTGCTAACCATAAAGGACCACTTAGCTATGATAGAAGATTGTTGATACCTGCAGGTAATGCAATCATGCAAGGACTTAACAGTGGATTGAAAACGTCTTTTAAAGATGTTAAATCAACAGTTAGCGATATGGGTGGAAGTATTTCCGAAATGATGAATAGTTCATTAGGGAATAGTGTTCAGGCTGATTTTTTAATGAATGCACGAGTTAATGGAAATCAATTGGGCGCTATTGCGAGTCAGAATAACATGGGTGCTCAACTTGGTGGTGTGACGATCAATATTAACGGATATAACAGTGATGCAAAGGAATTGGCAGAACGAGTTAAAGATGAACTTCTAAATGAAGAACGTAGAAAGGAGATGGCTTTCAATGGCTGATACATTTTTATTTAGCGGACGAAAGTCGTCTGCTTTTTCAACCTATGTAGCAGATAGTGATGGGTGGAATTCTGCAGCAAGAAGAATGGATGCGATTAATGTGCCAGGAAGAAATGGTACGTTAACACCAATCAATAGCAATTCGTTCGAAAATGTTCAAATAACATATCTATGCTATTTGAAGAACGAAATGCGAACTAAACTAAATGATTTGGTTGGATGGCTCAATAGTAACGCTGGATATCAAAGGCTAGAAGATACATTTCATCCCGAATATTTTAGGTTAGCTAGATATAACGGTTCTTTTGAAGTGATGTCGAAAGATAAACTAACAGCAGTATTCAATGTGGTTTTTGATTGTATGCCACAAAAATTTCTTAAAAGTGGCGAACAAATTACAACATTAAATACCTCAGGATCAATTACTAACCCAACTAACTACAATGCAAAACCGATTATTAAAATCTATGGTACAGGTGTTGTCAAAATTGGCTCTGCTGCTATTAAGATTGTTAAACCAGGGAATGCATTTATTGAATTTGATTGTGACTTATTAAATGCATATGAGGGTTCGGACAATCGAAATAGCAATATCGAATTGATAGGCGAGCCTGTTCTTTTATCTAATACAACAAATGGAATAACGCTAGGTAATGGGATTACTAAGGTTGAAATCAAACCAAGGTGGCACACAATATGAAGCCGATTTTATATGACTCTACAGAAAAACAATTTACGACGAATGGCATTGGCACACTTGCTGATGCCATTTCTTGTACAGTTATTGAAGAAAGAAATGGCTCTTATGAGTTGGAAATGGAATATCCGCTTGGTGGTATCAACTACGATGAAATTAGAAACAATCGAATTATTTTAGCGATGCCAAGTGATGGCCAAAAAGCACAGCCTTTTAGAGTTTTTAAAATTACTCGCCCAATTGGCGGAGTTGTAAAAATCTATGCAGTACATCTGAGTTATGACTTGTCAGGAATTCCTGTAGCTCCATTTACCGCAAATGATTGTTCATCTGCTTTGAACGGACTGAAATCTAACTCGATGATTGCTAATCCATTTGAAGTATGGACAGATATTTCCGGAAGTGGGAAATATAAGCAAAATAGTCCTGCTTCATTTAGAAGTCGTTTAGCAGGAACTGATGGTTCTATTCTTGATTCCTTTGGGAAAGGTGCAGAACTTGAGTTTGATAGATTAACTGTGAAAGTTCATCAAAACCGAGGAAGAGATAATGGGGTTACGATTCGATACGGGAAGAATTTGATAGATTTAAAGCAACAAGAATCAATTGAGAATGTAAGAACTGGTGTGATTGCTTACTGGTACAAAGAGGAAAACAATACACAAGATGTCATTGTTGGTGAGATTCAATATCTAGAAAATCATACAGACTATCCAAAGGAAAATATCCACGTTTTAGATTGCTCTGCAGATTTTGATAAGAAGCCTGATAAGCAACAATTAAACATGCGTGCAAAACAATATGTCAAATCAAACAATATTGGCATTCCAAAGTTGTCTATCGATGTTTCATTTATTCAATTATGGCAGACCGAAGAATATAAAGATGTCGTTTCTTTAGAAAGAGTGAGTTTATGTGATACCGTCCATGTTGTATTTGACAAACTAGGTGTAAATGCGGTTGCAAAAGTAATTAAAACAGAATTCGATGTTTTAAACGAGCGCTATATAAAGATTACACTCGGCGAAGCAAGAAGTTCATTTGGAGAAGCAATCAGAGAAGCTACCAAATCAACGATTCAACCACTTGTAAAATCAATGGTAAATATAGCAGTTAGCAACGCTACTGCTAACATTAGTGGATTTAGTGGGTATGTTACAAAAATAACTGATGCAAATGGCAATTGGTCAGAGTTGGTTATTTCTGACCAAGCAGACTACCAACAAGCAAGAAACGTGTGGCGTTGGTCTCAGGGTGGGTTAGGCTTTAGCTCTAACGGATATGCTGGGCCATATACAACTGCAATAACTGCAGACGGACACATCAATGGAGCTATGATCACTGCAGGTACAATTAATGCCAATACAGTTAATGTTGGAAATAAAGTGTTGACCGAAACACTAACGGAATTAGCAGATCGTCATACAGCGGCAGATGGACGCATGCGAGAATTGGCATCACGTATTGAGCAGAATACGGATAACATCGTTCTTAGTGTTACACGCCAAGAATATGAAGGTTATAAGGCTTTCATGCGAGCGATGCTCGATGAAAATGGTTTGCATGTTGGTGGCGAAGGCGAAGAAACACAAACAAGCATTAATGGACGTGGTGTAAAAGTAGTAGACACTAATGGTAAGGTTCTGGCTCAGTTTGATAAGTTGAACAACATTCTTGCATACTTGGCCGTTAGAGAATTTTTGAGTGTTGGATCGCATCGATTGGAAGCAAAACAGGATGAGATTGAAATCACAGAATTTGCAAATGGAATTATTAAGACCGGACAAGTTGATTGTACGTATATGTACTGGATTGGAGATGTTGATTAATGGTATTGTTAAATGAAAATTGGCAAGTTGTGGAATCCACAACACGAACACCTGGCGCAGCAAACGTAACTTATCAATTATTAGCACGCATTAACTCGCAATATCATAGTATCGAATTGAATAGAGACTATGTAGAAATCCAAGTTACTTACACGATGAATTCAGGTTATATCTATTCTGGATCTTGGAATTTCTCTGCGACTGGATGTTCTGATGTTTCGGGTGGGGGAACGCTCAGTGGTAGCGGAACACTGATAAGTGGTGGATTTTGGGCTTATCATGACAATGGTGGCAACTACTCGACAAGTATTAATGCTAATTTAAGTTTTTACTTTTCTTCTGCAGATGCATACTTAGATGGTTCTATTGAACTTCCTAATATTCCCCGAGCGAGTGTTCCTTCTTGGAAAAATGGAAAGAACCGTGTAAAGATGGATGGAACGGATACGATTACGTTAGTTCTTGACAAGAAGGTTCCTGCATATCGACATTCGCTAGTATGGGTGATTGGCGACAGTGGGTACAAATGGCTTAATACCAATGATATTGATACGGAATACACCTTTAAACCAACTGAAGAAATGCTGAAATATTCGACGGACGGAAAATATATTTATGGATATTTAGGAGTCGGAACATATGCCAGTGGTGATCAAAATGCAAAGATGATTGGTTCAATGAATATCAGTTTTTTTATAGACCTTCCTGAAGAGAAGTACGGTCCTGTAATTAGTTCGGCAGTTGTAAAGGAAATTGGGAACACAAAGATTCCTGAAGATAAAGTATTTAGGTACTTGTCTAAGAAAAAGCTTACCATGCAAGCAGAAGTAAGAGGTTTTTCGACTGCGAAAAATGTGTATGTGATGCACAATAAACAACAATATCCTATGGTGCTTAACAATAATAGGTATAGTGTTGATTTAGAAGGCTTGGTTGATGGGGATGTACAATTTGTTGTTGAAGATAGCAGAGGCTTTAAAACAACGCAAGAATGGCACGGAACGTATGTTCCGTATTTCTATCCGACAATAACGGATTTGGTTGCGACTAGAGATAACCCAACATCTAATCATGGATATATGGTTGCAAAAGGTAAATGGTTCAACGGGCAGTCAAATAAATTGATTGCAATAACAGAACATTTGGCAAATGAAAGACTTAATACTGATGTAGTTGTAAACTCTAATGATTTCAATATCAATAAAGAGTTTAGTGATTTAAATTATCAAAATAAATTTACATTCAAATTAACTATCACAGACTACTATGGACAATCTGTAACAAGAGAATATATTCTGCCAGGAAGCCAATGGACAGCACTTTTCGGCAAATTCACATCTCTGTTTAGGATGATTCATGTTAAAAAAACTCCGGATGTACCATGTGGAATTTACAATGAAGGAGATTTATCAACACTTGGAACTACATACACTAAAGGTAAATTGATTGCGAGTGGTGGAATCGGAATAAAGGGAACAAACACTTTTATTATTAGAAAAGAGTTTTCGGGAACACATCAGCCATTATCTTCGATGTCTGCGGCTTATATTACAATCCCATTTAAAGTTCCAGATGGATATGAACTGTTGGATATTTATAGAGTCATGCCAGAAATGGCCATTACGGCTACAATCAAATCAGTGTATTCAAATAGCTGCGTTGTCCACGTTTTCAATTCATGGACAAACTGGGCGTCTCCTAGCGGTAAGGTTACAATACACGGAATATTTATCAAGAAGGAGGCGTAGAATATGGCACAAATTATTTTAAACAACGGACATCTTTATACATTAGATTTCATCCGGCCGAACCAAATAGGCAAAAGCTGCAGGCTGGAAGAAATTAAGATGATCATAGATGACATGGCCCAGGAGAATATATCCGGCGCAACGGTAAAGGATGAGCCAGGACTAACGAAGATGGGTAATCTGAAAATGAGTAGTTTTAGTGTTGATTTCAAAGATGGGAAATATAACATCACTATATTCTTTGATGAAGTGCCGCAAAGTGAGATAGATCTTGCAAAGGAAAGAGCAGAAACTGAAGCGGTATCACATTTTATTGCATTAGGGCTACAAAATGCAGAAATAAAAGATGTTATTAAATGGTCGAAATTCTTAGAAGATTGGAAGTCGCGAAAGTTTCCTTATAAAAAGGGCGAACGATTTAAGTACAATGGCAATCCCTATGAAGTTATTGAAGCGGTAACATCAAGTGAGTACAATACACCCGATAAAGATGACAAGCATTATAAACTGTTGCAAGCAAGCAACAACAGCCAAGATAAGCCAAAAGTCGATATAAAACCATGGAACGAAAAAACTGTTTATAACAAAGGTGACTTAGTTATCACACGTGGAATTGTGTTTATATCCAACATCAACAACAACAAAGGCAATGAGCCAGGCTTTGGCTCTACTTGGGATTATTACAAAGAAAATTAAATATGGCTATTAAGGCACTTGAAAGGGTGCCTTTTTAGATAGAAAAGAGGAAAAAAGAAAATGAATAATGCAGCATTAGCACAGTTAGTTATTATTGCAGTTTTGGTGGAAGGCATCTGGGAGAATATAAAACGTTTATATTCTACTGAAGGTTTTAACAAGAGCGTAGCTGGTTCATTAGGAGTATCTGTCCTAATCTGTGTAGCTACAGGGGCGGATTTATTCCCGTTAATTGGTATGCCTTTGGCGGTTCCGTTTCTCGGCTCTGTTTTAACAGGCATAATCACAGCGCGTGGTGCAAACTTCGTAAATGACTTATTCACACGCTTAAATGTACCAAAGCAGAACTAAATCAGGAGGAAATTATATGAGAATTTATAACGTACCAGATGTTAGTGAACATCAACCAAATTTTGACTTCACGCCTTATGCGGGCAAATATGCTATCTTACGCGCAGGCGTAGCAAGTCGTGAAGACTATTCATTTAGACGACATGTTTCAGAGTGCCAACGATTAGGAATCACAATCGGTGTTTACTTCTATTCCTATGCTTTGAATGTGGCACAGGCAATCGAAGAAGCACACCGCTTCTTATCCATCATTGATGGCGTGGATATTGGGCTTGGTGTATGGCTAGACATGGAAGACGCAGACCATTATAAAGTCAATAGTGGTGTGGCTATCACACATGATAATATTGCTCCTATGTCACGTGCATTCTGCGATATTGTTGCAGCTGCTGGCTATTACACAGGAATCTATACATCGCTTTCTTGGCTTGGTTATTTAGCACCTGAATGTGATCCATACGATAAGTGGGTAGCGGCTTGGGGAAACAATGATGGAAGCCATACAGTTGATACATCCGTATACGGAACAATTCAACAGTACACCAGCAACTATGGAACATTAGATGAAAATGTAATCTTCGTTGACCCATCAATCTATCGCACTGGAGCAACAGTTGATAGACCAACTGATTATGTTCCATCACCTGCACAATCACCAGTTGCAACATCATCCAACGTATATGTGGCTCAATATGGCGATACACTTTCAGGCATTGCCGCTAAGTTTGGAACGACTTATCAACGCTTAGCGGAAATAAACGGCATTGCAGATCCTAACAAGATTTATGCTGGTCAAGAAATTGTAATCAGTGGTGAACCGGTTGCTAATACAAGCGATGAGGAATACTACACAATTCAGGATGGCGATACGCTATCGGAAATTGGAGCGGAACACGGTGTTTCTTGGCAGTGGCTTGCGGAAGTTAACGGTATTGACGATCCAAATCTAATTTATCCTGGCAACACAATTCGTGTTCGATAGGCGGTGTTATCGTGCCTCTAAGAGATTTATTTGCGTTGATTGAAATAAAAGATTTAGTAAGTGCCTTTATCACTATTGTTTTTGCCGGTTCAGTCTTTATCCAGATTATCCCTATAAAAATAAATCCTTGGGATAAATTGTTAAAGTGGGCTGGTGATCGTATCAATCATAATGTTAATCAAAAGATTGATACGCTTGAGAAAAAACTCGACGACCATATCGCTACTGATACTGCTCGTCGAGTAGACGATATTCGGAATACAATACTTGTTTTTGCAAATGAGTGTTCTCGAGGAATTGTACACAGCAAAGAACAATTTCGATTTATCGTTTCTAAGTGTGATGCGTATGAACAGTATGTAGAAGACAACCATCTAAAAAATGGTGTTATCACTGAAGCTACACGATTGATAAAAGATACTTATCAATCACGATTGAAACACGATGATTTTCTAAAATAGTTATAAAGCCTACTCTCTTAATTGAGGGTAGGCTCGTTTTTTATACAAAAAAAATAAAATATTTCGTAAAAACACTTTACATAGTGCCGTCATTATGTTAATATATAAGTGTAGAAAGGAGGTAAGATGAAAAACAAAATAAAAACCGATGAGATGAAGCGCCTCGCACGCGATTTCCTCGTCGGTGTCGTATCGGGAGTTATTGCTGGACTCATTACTTGGTGGATTACCAGGTGATACCAGCCAGGGGCGAAAGCCCCTCTCCTTTATTAAATTATATTTGTTTTTCATTAAATATCAAGTATGCCTATTTATATCATAGTTGCTATTTTTACTGCAAGTGTTGTAACGGTTTTGCTTCTCAGAAATAGAAAGGATCAATAATATGCCAAAAACAAGTAACGGCGATTTTAATCAGAAAGAATATAATGCAAAGTGGCGAGCAGAAAACATGATGAGAGTATCTGCTACATACAAAAATGAATTTGTTTTGTCATTTCGCGAAGCGTGCCAAAAACTCGGAATAAGCCAAGCTGAAGTTATCCGAAATGCAATGCAAGATGCTATTGACAAAGCAAAAAATAAATAAAAGTTGACCGGAACATAAGAAAAACCGCTTAAATAGCGGTTTTATTTGTTATGGAGCGAGTGAGCGAAAAACTAGTCTGTTCTACTTCTGCAATTAGCACGTCTCTAGCAGGTCTACCAGAAGTAGAACCAACCAATGACATCGAGGAAGATTTCAAGTAGCAAAAACCCACCAATGCGGTGGGTTCTTTTTTTATGCTATTTCTTCGAATGTTTCTGTATCTTCCTCGTCTTCAAAGCGCATGATAATAGAGATATTGTTCATGTCGTCAAAGCATGCCAGGAAGTAGTCCAAGAAAGGCGTATATTCGCCCCATTTTAATGATAAACGATTGCTGCATATAAAGTCGGCGTCATAGTTGAAGCGCTGGAGAACTGGTGCAGCGAGAAGAGAAGCGAACACGCGGTCGCCGTCTTTGCGCTCTGGCTCAGCTAGGTCTATATTTATCAATTTCTGCGCGTTCTCAATTGTCATATTTCCGACAGAAGTAACTCCATTACGATATTTTCCGATTAGTTGTTCGGAAATTCCAGACTTCTTGCTGAGTGAGTAAGCAGTTTCGCTACTATCCAATACTTCTTGAACCATTTCAATTAGATTAATCTTTTCCATATTTTCCTCCTTTAGAAAACGATTTCCTTTATTGCCTGCAATTGTTCGTGATTTAAAACTGTTGCCTTTGTTAAGTTAATGTGTAATGCGCTTCTAATTGCGTTATACTTTTCAGCCCACTTCTTAATCTTCTTATGAGATACGATGTAATACACCTGTGCGCTGATTTTCTTATCTTCTAATTGGTCGTCAGTTTTGTCCGACCATTCAAGTAGTGACTGGATCATGTTACTTGCCTGTTGCATTGTCATGAATTGTTTGTTCTGATAATATTCGTAAATTAATTCTGGACATTCTTCTTGTTTCTTACTGATAAGGCTTTCGATAAATTTTTCTTGTTTGTACGTCATCTTTGTCATGATTTTTAATGCCTTTCTTTTTACATCTATATACTATCATTATTTATAGTATAAGTCAATACATTTACTATAAATATTTTTAGTAAATATTTTACAGATACTATTAAAAATGAATAATATATTGGTCAACTTTTTGGTCAACTTTTTTAAAAAATCGCGTTCTGTCGATGCACGGATATGCAGTAAAATAGCGGTCCTGTAATGTGCTATCATTGGCAGAACCATGCTCAATCAATTCTCATCACTCGCTCTTAGCTTAATTAGTCCAAAGTCAGGGGCTTTTTTTTATGCCTCTTTTACTTTTTGGTGTGATACTCTGCGTATTTTTGTATCTTTTAAGGGTTTTTGACAAGGGAAATTTGCGCTTTTTACTATATTTTATTGTGAAATTATTGTTATACTATATATAGATGCAAGGATTTGCATAGATACAATTGGGGAACAGGAGAAAATAGAATGAAGAAATTAAGTGTATTATTGTTGGCATTAGCAGTAACATTTGGATCTGCTGGTTGTACAAGAAAGACATTATCTGACATTGTAAATGAAAACAATACAACAATAGGTTCAGATAACGGATATCATGAATACGAAGTTGGTGATTCAGTTAAGACAATGTTCTTTAACTTCACAGTAGAAGAATTCTTATCTTCAACAGATATTAGTGGAAATAAGCCTGATGCAGGTAAGCAGTTTGTTGCTGTAAAACTTAAAGTGGAAAATACGTTTGGTCAAGATATCCAGATGTTCTCGACAGACTTCTTACTTGAATGGGATAAGACAAATGCTGATGATAAGGGTGTAGATGGGCCTCACTCTTATTATGATAAGGATGCAATTTTTGACGAAGAGTTTGAAAAAGAATATACTCTAACAACGGGTGAGTCAAAAGAAGGTGTTCTTGTATTCGAAGTTCCTGAAGGTGTAACAGAAGTTTCACTCACAGTACAAGACATTTATAACGATAAACAAGGTAACCAGCACGAAGGTGATGTTTACATTGTTCACATCGATTTATCAGCTCAATAAAATAAATAAAACTGAGTTATCCATTGGGTAATTCAGTTTTTATATAGGAATTAGAGACAATTATATATTTTTGGATATGCTATATAAAATAAGGGAGATAACTTATGAGAAAATTTGCATCAGGAGATATCATTCAGCATTTTAAAAGAGAAACTGTTGATCAAAACAGCATGCAATATCTATATGAATATATTGGTGTTGCTATGCACTCTGAAACACGTGATAGGATGATTGTTTATCGAGCTTTGTATGGAGAAAAGGGATTATTTGTTAGGCCATATGAGATGTTTATGGAAGAAGTAGATCACGAAAAGTACCCAGAAATACGACAAAAGTATCGTTTTGAAAAGACTCTAAAATAG